GACTACGACACTCAGCAGTGGAAGACTGGTCTGATCATCCCTTTCCTCGACGAGTACTGGGGTGGTGGGGAGTTGCTCTATGCACAAGCCTGGGCCACACTCGCCCCGTGGGAGCTGTGCTACTATCTGGGGGTGAACGAGTTCTTCACCTCCGATCTTGGGGGAACAAGCCAGCGTTTCACAGTTCGCAGTGGGCAGATTCAGCCGGCTAACCAGGGCAACGGGATTCCCCTGGCCCTCGCCATGCAGAACATGACCCTGAACCAGTATGGATGGTTTCTCCTTACAGCAAATACGGCGCCTGTTACTGCTTTGGGTGTCCTGACCCTTGGTGGGGCGATGTACAGCTCCTCCAGCACGGCTGGCCGAATTACGACTGGCTCTAGCGCCTTGCGGCACATCATCCGCTCTCGCTGTGTGGCGGATGGGTCAGGGGCGAATAGCGCACTGGCTACCCGAGGCATCCCCGGCACCCGGCAGGTCTCTGTGCGGAACCGGAATCACCTGTTCGTAGGTCAATTCGTGTCGGGAACCGGCATCCCTGGTGGCACTACGATTACTGGCTTTGGCCAGGATTTGATGACGGTCTACCTTTCGAATGCCCTGACTGCCGATCCGTCGGGAACTTCCCTTTCCTTCCCTCTGAACAACGGGAGCCTCTTCTACCCGTTTGTTCAGCTCAATCGGTCTACCCTGCGTGGGCCAGCAACCTGACCTGGAGTAACTGCAATGCAACCGATGATTGTCACTGACGCTCGTCCTCCTTACGTCCGCTTCATGATGGAATCCGTGGAGGATCGGACGGCCTCTATCGTCGCCGGCCACTTCGTGGGCAAGGATGTGGTCTTCGCCTACATCACCCCGCAGGGTAGTAAGGACGAGGTCATCCGCAACGCTGACGAGTGGATCGCCCACATCGAGATCGAAGCGAACAACGGCCGCTTCCCCCAGGCCTGGGTTCGCCACTTCAAGGAGGAACTCAAGGCCTTCCGCAGCGGGCAAGAAGCCCCGCTGAACGGCATTCCACTTAAGCAGTGGCCGTCGATGACCCCCTCGATGGAGCGTCTGTTCCACGACCTGAACCTGCACACGGTCGAAGACCTCGCGCAGATGAACGAGGCGTCGATGGCAGCGGTGGGGATGTCCGCCCGGAACTGGAAGACCCGGGCTCAGGAGTACCTGAACGCCATCGGCCCGAACCAGCAAGCCGAGCGGATGGCCAGCCTGATTGCCGAGATCGAGAACCTGAAAACTGCCAACGCCGCGCTCGGGGAGCAGGTAAAGGCCATCGCAGAGAAGGCATAACACCATGGGCGTGCTCACTGCACTGCAGATCGCGACTAGCGCAGCCGGCCAGATGGGGATTAGCCCCCCATCTTCGCTGGAGAACACGTCGGATTCGGCTCTGAACTGGCTGGGTGCAGTGAGTCAGATGGGGGTGATGCTGGCCAGGGATTACACCTGGCAGGAACTTACGTTCCGGACTACCTTCGTGGCGGCAGCAACGGAGGATCAGAGCGCCTTCACCACTCTCCTCGGGGCTGGCTTCTCCCGTATCGTGCCGGACTCCTTCTTCAACGTGACGCAGCAGCGGAAGTGCCTCGGCCCGACGAGTCCGCAGGACTGGGCTGCCCTGAAGGCGACAGGGAGTGCAGCCCCGGTTGACTATTACCGGATGCTCGGTGGGGTACTGAACATCTACCCCGCCCCGAACGGGGTGGATACCTACGCTTTGGATTGGGTGAGTTCCTACCCATGGGCAGTCACAGCAACGCCTACTGTCGGCGCGAAAAGCCGACCGTCGCTCAATAGTGATGTCTGGCTTCTGGATGACGAGTTGGGGATCGCTGCTACCGCTCTCGTGTGGAAGACAGCTCGAGGCCTGGATACCACCCTTGAAGAGGCCATGTTCCAGTCGATCTACAAGGCCATCTCTGGCGCAAACAAAATCGCCAGCACGATTGACGTGTCCATGCCCAGGGCAGTGAGCCGGCCGGGCATCTACTTCCCTGTTCTGGTGCCCTAACATGTTCACAGTCCAAGGCCGTAAGCGCCGCAAGAACTCTGTGATGCCGGGGCGGATTCCCGCTCCTATTCGTGGGATGGTGACGGAGAAGCCTGTCTCCGCTATGCGAGCAGACGAGGCGATTGCGCTTGTCAACTGTGTCGCTCGCTCCTCTGGCATCGAGGTCCGGGGTGGGATGGCAGTCCTCGACGACTATGTGAATATCGGGACCAGCCAGAAGCGTAACGGGACACTCCACTTCTACACCACCACTGCTGTACGGGAGGTATACGGCGACTGCACGGATGGGATTCGGAGCTACAACACCGGGGGTCTCGTGCAGGCGGATGCCCACACCCTGCTCTCTCGGCCCTACGTCAGCCAGCAGTACACGAACGTCGGCGGGACGTATCTCTACATGCTCCGCCCTGGCCAGACCCCGTTTCTCTACAACGGGGCAGCCTGGCAAGCAGTCACCGGTGTCTCTGCTCCAGTGGCGATTACCGGGGTCGTGACGACCACACTGGAGTACGTCTTCGCCTTCAAGCGTCGTCTCTGGTTTATCCAGACTGGGACTCAGAACCTGTGGTATCTCGCTGCCGACGCCATCGGTGGTGGGGCAGTTGCCTTCCCCATCGGCCCTCTACTGACGAAGGGCGGTAGCCCTCTGGTCCTCTTCTCGTGGTCCGGCCCGCAGGGGGATGGGATTGACGATTACTTCTGCATCCTCACTACGGAGGGGGAGCTGATCGTCTACCAGGGTACTGATCCGTCAGCGGCTGCAACTTTCGCCTTGGTCGGGGTGTTCTTCGTGGGCAGGCCGCTGGAGCAGAACGTAACCTGCTTTGTGAAGATGGGCGGCGATGTCCTGCTCATGACGAATGCGGGAATCTTCTCCGTCGGATCAATCTTGAACGGGAAGCAGCCAGTCCGGGAGAACTCGCTTACAGCGGCTGTCCATAGCCTCTACCTTCTCATGACTCAGAAGATCGACGCTCGCTACCATGATGGCTCGATCGGAGGGAATTCGCTCAAGCTCTTCTACTCGAAGAATGAGAGCCTGTTGTTGGTTGCGATGATCAGTGCTAACGCCGACGGGATTGTGCTCGTCTACTGCACAGAGAGTAAGGCCTGGTCCTTCTGGACAGAGCACCCAGTACAGAGCACCTTCTTCGACTCGCAAGAGGAAGTGACGAGCATCGCGGGTGCGCTGACGAGGAGCAGCTTGTGTGCCGACTGCATTCTGTATGATGGGACCAGCCAAATCCGCTTGGCCGACGTGTTCTGCCGGACCTCCTTCGCCCTGCAAGGGGACTCAGACATCACGTTCTACAACATCCATGCTGTGATCGTCTCCTCTCCGCAGGCTTTTGGCTCGATGCAGAAGAAGGCTCTGAAGCTCATTCGGCCGATCTTTTCGCCCGGCGGGCTCTACGACTCGAACCAAACTGTAGGGGCGAATAACCGCCCTATCTCCATCGTGTTCAGTGCGGATTTTGCCTCCCTGGTCTCTGAGACGGATGCTAGTGAGTCGGGCGATATCTCCGCACTGCAGAACCCGCAGGTGGAAGCGGTAACCCGGCACACAGAGTGGCTGGGAGAACTCAATGCACCTACCGGCAATAGGTTCCTCGAAGGCATCTTCAATGGGATCGCGAATGAGCTGTTCCCGAGGTCGCTTTACACTTACCAGTGGCGGGACATCATCGCGGCTAGTGGCTCGAGTTTTCTTCTGGGCATCTATCACCAGCTGATCCCGAGCAGCAGCCAGTTCTTCCCCGGCTGGATTTTCGAGGGGATCGATGTGCTCTACGAACCAGCGGACAATTTCCTGTGAAGCGCGTAGCACTGGAAGATAAGGCCTATATCCTCGACTGGGTCGCAGCGAGAGTCGGCGGCCATCCTGGGAATACGGCAGTCCCGATTGGGCTCGTGGATGACGAGACTGGTGATCTCGTGGCCGGTGTGTTCTATCACGACTGGTCAGGCCCGAACATCGTGATGGCGGTAGCGGGGACTGGCAGCAACTGGATGACGCGGGAGTACCTGCGATACTGCTTCTATTACCCGTTCGTCCAGCTGGACTGCGAACGCATCACCGCCCTGATCGACGAATACAACCAGGCGAGTATCAACCTCGTAAAGCGCCTGGGTTTTGTCGAGGAGGCTCGCCTGCACCGGGCAGCGAAAGGCGGTTTCGATCTGATCATCTTCGTTCTATGGCGTGACAAGTGCCGCTGGCACAAGCTTGAGGTGAGAAACAATGGGCAAGTCGAGCGCTCCAGAGGCACCGGACTACCAAGCAGCGGCCCAAGTGCAGGGCGAGCAGAACAGGGAGGCGGCGTACTACCAGAGTGCAGTGAACCGCCCGAACGAGTTCACGCCTGAAGGTGCGAGGGTCTGGCATCTTCGCCCTGGTGCCGATCCCGGCAATCCCCAGATCGGGGACTGGAACGTCGAGACTGTGCTCTCACCGGAGCAACAGCGCCTCTACGACATGGAGAACGCGAACAAGGCGAGGTTGGGCACTGTAGCCCAGCAGGGCCTATCCAGTGTCGAGGGCAAACTCGGCACCCCATTCAGCATGGCGAATGTCCCAGCTGCCGGTGTGTGGGACGGTCCGGCGACTGCGCAGGCAGGGACCGAGGCCCGGAGTCGTCTCGAGCGCGCCCTCTACGACAAGCAGACCCGCTTCCTCGGAGAGCGCTTCGGGGCTGAGGATGAGGCACTCCGGACTCGCCTGGCCAATCAGGGCATCTTCGCAGGGAGCCAGGCGTACGGTGGGGAGACGGACCAACTGGGCAGACGCCGGAACGAGGCCTACCAGGGTGCGATGGACACTGCCATCCTCGGGGCGGCAGGAGAGGAAGGGCGGGTGTTGCAGAACCAGCTCACCTCCTTCAACGCCCAGCAGCAATCGAGAGAGAAGGCGATTCAGGAGCAAGCGTACCTCCGAGCCCTCCCGCTTAACGAGTTCAACTCCCTGGTCTCCGGTGCCCAGATCAACATGCCGCAGTTCCAGCCGTACTACACGGGTGCGACCGTGGCAGCTGCCCCGACCTTCGCCGCAACTCAAGCGCAGTTCGGAGCCGCCCAGGATGCTGCCAACCTCCAAGCCAGCCAGCGCAATGCCCTTCTCGGCGGTCTCGCCGGGCTGGGTGGCGCGGCAATCGCGAGCTAA